AAACACATCGCGATCGGTGGGGCGTTTGTAGGCGTTGCAGCGCTCTGCTCTGGTGCGGTGAATCCCTGGGACGACGGTAAGGAGGCCGTCCTCGTTGAGGAAACGTATGTCGTCAAAGCGGGCGATACGCTCTGGGACATCGCCGAGGAGTATCTCACCAAGAATACGGCGACGCGCCGCTATATCTTGGAGTACAAGAGCGGCATCGAGGAGAACAATCCTTGGCTGCTCGAACGGCACGGGATGATCTACCCGGGAGATCAGCTGCGGATAACCTACTGGGTCAAGGGAGATAAGGAGGAAGCAAAATGAAAATGGAAGTCAAGAAAGAAGCTGCCGCATTCGTGCTGCAGGGAAGTAGCTACAACGGCTGCGGCGAGCCCGTTGCGGTCTCGTACGCCACGTTGCGTGCGGCAGCGGTCGGCGAAAAGTGGGCTGGCTATGACAACCACGGCTGCGGGCGCGCCGTACACAGCGAGTCCGCCGAAGTTATTTACAAGACGGACGACGGGGTTGCGGTTCTCCGCCGAGAGTGGGGAACGACGGATTCCCCCAACCCGCAAGACTGGGAGAAGGTGCCCGTGCTCATCTGGTATGAGTTCGCATAGTTCGCATAAAGGAGGAGCAGGAATGACGAAGTGGAAGACACGCCGCGAGATGGTGAGTCCGCCGCTGACGATGCACATTATTTTCCGCATCGTTGACGGTGTGGAGGAGCGAAGCGGTACGCATTATGCGACGTTGGATGAGGCTCTCACACATGTGAGGGAGCTCAACGCAAAAGAAAAGCGCCCACAGCGGCGGCAACCGCTCCGAGCGCAGGGCAATAAAGCTATACCGTGAGTATATCACGGATGAGGAGGAATAGCAAACATGAGATACAGGGTAAATTTCCGTATTGAGGGGGCTGTCGAGGTAACAGCCTCGTCTGAGGAGGAGGCAGAGGAGATCGTCGAGGATATGGAGCGTGGCGATCTGTTCAAGGCGTTTGATTTCGACGAACAGGAATTTTCGGCGGCAGCGTATGAGATAGATGAGGAGGAGTAGAGATGAGGATTCCGAAGCGGCTTCCCGAGGGGCTGAAAGCCCTCGTGGAGCTTGAGGAAGCGTTCGGGAGGCTCACGTTGCTCTCGGCGGATATGCAGCGTTACAAGGGGTCGGCACACATTGAGCTGACCTACATTGACAAGGGCTGCATTTCCGGTGACAAGCTGGTGACGATCGATTCCAGGCTTTACTACAACAAGTATGAGCGGTGCGTCAAGGAGAGCGCAAGCTCTCATCAGCGCAGTTTTGGCATATTCAGAAAGGCGGTGCTGGCATCGTGAACCTCTACGACATCGATAAAGAAATCCTCTCCTGCGTAGACATGGAGACAGGGGAAATCATCGACGCGGAAAAGCTCGACGAGCTGAATATGGAGAAGTCGCGCAAAATCCGCAATATCGCATGCTGGATTAAAGACCTCAATGCGGAGGCGGCGGCACTCAAAGAGCAGAGGGAGGCATTCGCTGCCCGTGAAAAGGCTGCAAAGAATAAGGCGGATGGGCTCAAGAGTTATCTCGCTGCATATCTCGACGGAAAGTCAGTTAAGGATACAGAGTATCAAATCAGTTTTCATGCATCTAAGGCAACAGAGATCACAGACGAGGCGGCAATCCCGCAGGAATTCCGTATTCCACAGCCGGATAAGATCGATAAGTCAGGCATCCTTGCTGCACTTAAAGCCGGAGATGCGGTTGCAGGATGTGCACTCGTGGAGCGACAGAGTATCCAGATCAAGTAAGGAGGTAACATCATGAGCAGAGCGATTCTGATTATGGGGGAGAGCGGGAGCGGCAAGACAACGTCGCTCCGAACCCTCGACCCCACGACCACATTCGTCATTGACGCTGACCGCAAGGGGCTTTCGTGGCGTGGCTGGCGCAAGTCCTATAACAGCGCAAACAAAAACTATTTCCAGACATCGAGCGTCCCGAAGATCACCGAGGTGCTGAACCGCATTGACAAAGGCGACCTGCAGCACATCAAGACTGTTGTCATTGACACGCTGAATATGTGTATGACAGACGATGAGATGAACCGAATGCGGGAGAAAACCTTCGATAAGTGGGCCGATTTGGCCTGGAGCATCTGGGGGATTCTGACGAACATACACCTCTACCGCGATGATTTGACCGTTGTGTGCATGGCGCATTCACAGACCGACCGCGACGAAAACGGGTATATGTTTACGCGGATGAAAACATCGGGGCGCAAGCTGGATAAGCTTGTACCGGAGGCAAAGTTCACAACGGTTTTGCTCTCTAAGGGCAGTGACGGGCAATATACGTTCGTCACACAGGCAGACCACTCGACGGCAAAGAGCCCGATGGGGTGCTTTCCCAAAGAGATTCCGAATGATATGGCTGCGGTAATCGCGGCACTGAAAAAGTATGAGGAGGACGATGACAATGATGACCAAACCAAGTAACTGGGACGAGACGGCCGCCGTAACGGGAGAATACACCCCGTTGCCGCCGGGGGGCTATGAGTGCCGTATCATCAAGGTGCAGCTGGGCGAGTCAAAGAGCGGCGCAGAGATGCTGACAATCTCCTTTGACATTGAGAGTGGCCCGCACAGGGGCTACTACCGCAAGCAGTACGAGGGGCGCAAGGCGGGCAATGCTGATGCGAAATGGGGCGGTATGTATTATCAGCTCACGGCCGGTGATCATCAAGGGCGCTTCAAGGGTATGCTCCAGAACATCGAGAAATCCAATCCGGGCTACACATGGGACTGGAACGAGCAGAGTCTTGTCGGCAAACTCTTCGGCGGCAAGTTCCGCGAAGAGGAGTACATCTACAACGGCAGAATCTACACCTCGACCAAATGCATCGGTATCCTGCCGATTGAGGGAATCGAGGCAATCGCAGTACCGGAAAAGAAATGCATCGAGGCGGAGATGCGTGGAGTATATACCGCTGATGATTCGGGCATTCCGTTCTGAGCATGGTACTCCTAGGTGATGTTGTGGAGGAGCGGGATGATGGGCTTACGGTCTTTGTCCCGTTCCCTCATGGCAAAAAGAGACCAGAGGGGTATCAACCTACCGTCGGTGTGGAACTCGTTGATGAGCGTCACATATCCGCCGATCAGCGAAAGAAAGCCTATGTGCTGATCTCCTACATCGCAGCATGGTGGGGATATACCCCGCTGGAATGCATGAAGGAAATGCTCAAGCTGATGTTCATCGGCGAGGCGAAGACGCTGAGAAGATCATTCTCGCTCTCAGACTGCGACATGACGACCGCACGGCTCTTTATCACGTATCTCATCGATTTCTGTATTCTCCACGGGGTTGACGTGGGAGAGCCGCTGTATCAGCTCTCAGAGGACATACCTAGGTATGTGTGGGCGTGCCTCATGAATAAGCGGTGCGCGGTATGCGGACGGAAAGCGGAGCTGCATCACGTCGATGCGGTCGGCATGGGGCGCAACCGCAAGGAAATATGCCACATTGGTATGCGGGCGCTGCCTCTTTGCAGGGAGCATCATACGGAGATACATGCAGTAGGGTGGGAGGATTTTCTAAGGAGGTACATCCTTGAGCCGGTGAAGATTGACGAGCGGATCGCGGATGTGTACCGATTGTGGAAGAATAGGAGGTAAAGATATTGTTTATCGTTAAAGACTTGGAACGGCTGAGAGAGTATGGATTTAAACCATTGGGATATAAAAATTCCAAGGGACTTGAAATCTATCAGAAGGAGATAGGTGTATCCAAATATGATGGCGCAATCGCAACTCTAGAACTTATTGTGAATGCTCAAGGGGCAAGAGAGAATGAAGTTATGATTTGCTGTGATGCAGATTTTGTCTCAAGTTTAGATGATACTTGCGCTGTCATGTGGGATTTTGAAGAAATTTCTGAGATGCTGAATGATGATGTGATTGTGTGGAGCAAGCTCCCTAGACCATAGAGAAGCGAGGTGAATGGTGTGCTGACGCTGATTGATCGGTTCAGAATGTTTGCGAGAGCTGCATCGGCGGACGATCGAATCGGCTCCATCGAAATAGCGGTTTATACAATGCTGCTGAGCATTGATAATGACCTGCTGTTTCAGGAGTGGTTCGGGTGCTCTGATCGTCGCTTGCAAGATATGACCAACGTTGGAAGCGTAAATACCATCACAAAAGCAAAGAACAGATTGAAGCAGCTCGGGTGGATTGATTTCAAAACGGCCGGGAAAAAGACGACCTTGTATAAATTGACTACCCCTATTGCGACAGTATGTGAGACAGATACTGAGACAGTATGTGAGACAGATACTGAGACAGTGTGTGAGACAGATACTGAGACAGTGTGTGAGACAGATACTGAGACATTAATAAGACAAGACAAGACTGCTAGACAAGACAAGACTGCAGCAGCTGCAACGTGCGCGCGCGAGGAGGGCAACTCTCTCGCAGAGGTGGTGCAGGCGTTCGAGAATAACATCCACCCCGTCGCAGGGAAGATCGAGCAGGACGCTCTTGTTGACCTCACGGACGAATACAGTGCTCTCTGGGTGACAGAGGCGATCAAGGAGGCGGCGTTATCCAACGGCCGCAGCCTGCGCTATATCACGGCGATTCTCGAGCGATGGAAGCGGGACGGATTCAAGGCAGAGCGAAAGAAAGGCGGGACACAACATGGCATTAACAGCGGTCAAGAGCACATGGCAGGAGATGGCGCAGAGAAATCCGCGTATGCTGCGTACTTTGACGGAGATACGGTCAAGGGAAGCCCGTATGATCTGGGCGGCACGACCGAGGAGAGCGGAGATTCTGCGGACGATCGGAGCACCCAGAGAGGCAATCCGTACAGCACAGGGGCTTCTTCTGGCAGCGGAAGCGGAGACGATCAAGCAAGCGCATGATGCGGCGTGTGCAGCGTGTCCCTACCACGTGGAGGACTGTCACGAGTGCCGCTACAACGGGCGAGAGTTCAGGAACGAGAGATACCGTAACCCGCTCCTTTCGTGCATCGCACCCTGCGCCAAGTACAGGACGCAGCAGGAGCAGAAGAGGATTGAGAGGATCATGGGAAGCGGTGGAGTCAGCGAGCGGTTCCGCTCACGCACATTCGCAACGTTTCAGGCAACTCCGGCGACAAAACCGGCAGTTGATTTATGCAGGCGATTCTGCGCGGCGGTAAAGCTTGATCCCAAAGTGCCGGGGATTTTGCTCAAGGGGAACTGCGGGACGGGAAAGACACATCTGGCAGCCGCGATCCTGCGCGAGACGGCAGAAAAAGGGATCCCCGGAATGTTCGTGGTCGTCCCTGACCTTCTCGCGAAGATGAAAGCGAGCTTTAGCACGAAGGACGGAAAGGCGGGGGAACTCGTCGAGGCGGCAAAGAACGCACCGCTCCTTGTGTTGGATGACCTCGGGGCAGAGGATCCAAAACCGTGGGTGGTGGAGCTGATCTATGTACTCATCAATCACCGTTACGAGCATATGCTTCCGACGATCATCACGACCAACTACGACGGCAAAAGAATAGCCGATGTATTCGGCCTACGCGTTGCAAGCAGACTGTCGGAAATGACGGTCCCGGTCAACATTCGGGCGGAGGATTATCGCATGAGAGGAGCGTGCTGAGATGGGGCTTGAAAGATGTGGCTGCTGCAGAAGGTATGTGCCTGAGCGGGAATTAGAGCTGAGCAGTGTATATGGGGTTGTCTGCGAAGATTGCTTTTGGGATAACAAGCGATACCAGAGGGAGGAGGAAGAGGAAT